TATGATGTCAAACCTCACTATTTGTTATCCGCTCTTTGGATTAATCATCAAAAACAATACGAGTTTAATCCACCACATGATCATGATGGTAAACTATCTTTTGTAATTTATTTAAAAATACCTGAAGAACTAAAAAAAGAAAACGCAGCGTACAAAGGTAAAAGTTGTGGACCAGGTGGTATACAATTTTTATACGGCGACGGCACAAGAGATTGTGTAACATACATGTCATACTTCCCAGAAGAACTTGATATGTTTATATTTCCTGCCTGGTTGAAACACTGGGTAAGTCCATACAAATCTGACTGCACGCGTATTAGTGTATCCGGTAACGTGCATGACTCGGCACCTTTAAATAATCTCGCAAACTTTGCGCCTGAATACATAAAGAAAAAGAAATGAAAACAATACCTGACGCCATAGATGACATAAAATACTTCTGGAAGAAAACCAGAGATATCTACTACAGATTCTTTGAACACTGGGGTAGTAAGATGAATGTTTACGGTTGGAACGGTAGATGGAAGAACAGAGAAGAAGGCACAGGATATCCAAGAGATGAAATCAAATAGTCACGACGGACATAACTTTGATGACCATCTTGGGTCTTGTAACGAGCATCGAGCGATTGTAGAGTTTTTATCGCAAGGTTGTGAGGTATTTAAAAACGTACGACAACACGGACCTATTGATATTATTGTCATACATCCTGACGGTAAAGAAGAGAGACTTGACGTAAAGACCAGGGCATATAGAAAAAGAGATAAACTACCTATACATAGATCCCTGACTGAGAAACAAAAGAAACTTGATGTTAGAATATACTACATTGATGCAAATTATGACGGACATAGACATCCGCCAAAGGGAGTCAAATGACTAAAAATCCAGTAGCAAAGGAACTTAGAACACCAAAATTTAGATCTAAGGTAGTGAAAAATAAAAAGAAGTATGATAGAAAGAAGTATAACGCAGCGATTGCGTATCACGAAATGTTAAAATTTTTTAGAAACCATCATGGCGATTAAACATAGAATAAAATTAAAAAGTGACCGAGCTAGGGGTACAAGTCCTGCAGAATTGCGTTCCTCTGGACCTAAGCATAGTGCCGAAAGGCCTGCGACGACGCTCGGCGTTAGTGGGGAGAGTGTCGGACGCGATGTCCCCGCTGACGAGATGATTACGATTAGATACGAAGAGCACGACGAGAAAGAATATGCAGAGCACTGTAGAAAGTTTTTTAAAGGTGAAGTGGAATAAACGATTTACCTACCCTAAATCTGTACGATCTCTGAGAGATGGTAAAAGACATTACGAAGTTGGTAACGAGAAGCTACCATCTGTTACGACCATTTTGGGTGCTACACAGAGCGACGAGAAGCGAGAGTCTTTGGCTAAGTGGATTGCTAAAAAAGGCAAGAATGAGGCAGAACGTGTCAAAAATGAGGCAGCGAACAGAGGTTCTATTATGCATGGTATTTTAGAACATCACATCAACGGAAACAACATCCTAGATATGACAGAGACGGGTCAAGGAGCTCACCGTATGGCTGCTGTGATCATCGACAAGGGTTTTGGTAATCTTGATGAAATATGGGGTTCTGAAGTGGTTTTATCTTATCCTGGTTTGTACGCTGGGCAGACAGACTTAGTTGGTGTGTACCAGGGACGAGAAAGTATTATTGACTTTAAACAATCTAATAAACCGAAGAGAGAAGAGTGGATAGAAGATTATTACTATCAAGGTGTTGCCTATGCTACAGCGCATGATTGTATTTATGGTACTAACATCGAACAATGCGTGATCATGATGTGTACACCAGATTTATTTTATCAACAGTTTGTCCTAAATGGGGCAAGATTTAGGCAATATAAATGGAAATGGCTCTGGAGACTCAGTGAATATTATAAACAAAAAATGTAGAGAAGCTGATATTTTGGCTGCTCGTTTCTACAAATTAGCAGAGGGAGACCGGGTTCGAGCGGCGAGGGACTGGTATTTTAGGGTAAAAGAGGCTGCTGACCTGGTAAATCAGCTCCAAAAATGTAGAAAGCACTCCGCGTCAAATAAGGGTTATTTCACCGTAACATCGAAAAATGTAGAAAATGTAGAACGAAATGTAGAAGCGGAAACCGTTGGTATTATTGACTAATAGTATGTTTTTCTACATTTCTACATTTTTTTTTTTCAAATCGATGAGACGACTCCTTAAATGAGAAATTTATATCTATAAATGTAGAATGTGTTAAAAGGGGTTATGAGAAGGAAGAAGAGCAAATACAAGCATGCAGTGATAGGTAAGAGGAAGTATTACTTCTACAAAATAGTTTGGAACGATCCGTGCGGTGACGCAGGCCATGCAGAGCTAGAAGAGATGAAGAAGTTAAAGCCAGCTGTTATGATATCTCAAGCTTACATCTTTGATAAAGACAAAAAACATGTGTGGACGTTTTCAAGTTATGACAGTGAAGCTGCCGTATTTTCTGACCGTAATTGTTTTCCTAGATCTATTATATCTAAGATGGAAAAGGTTAAGTTATGATGCAGAGGGATCTTCTTGATTTGCTGATTTTAATAGGACTTTTTCTTTTAGTTCTTTTTCATCAACACCCTCAAGAATCGGTGAATACTCATCAATTATCGTCTTCATTCGATGCTCTAGTTCTTCAGACGTTAGATCTTCAAGTTTTCCCGTCCGAATAATTTTTTGTTCTATATACAACCCAGCTGCCTTACCTCTTGCAACCTCAGCGTTTACAGCTGCAGACCATGCACCTTTGGCTAGTGCTTGCTGTCGTATCTTACCCAGCTCGGCTATGTGTTTGCCATAATCTACTTCGTATTTTTTGTTGTACTCTTCTCTGATCTCACCAATGTATTTGACAACCAAAGGATATCTCTTTGGCGATTGTAGTTCTGATGCTGTGATAGTTGCTCTGTCTTTGTTGTATCCAGCTTCGATAGCACACTCCGTTGGAGTCTTTCTACCTTCGTTGGTTACAAGCAGTTGAGCAAACTTGATTTGCATCTCTGTAAGTTTCTTTGGTACACCCATAATTGACATATAAAGTAATATAACGTATAAAGCAATAGGGTATCGGATGGGAGACTGGATGATACCCCACATTATGCAAGGAAAGTTATTAAGACAGGCACTAGATAAATTCATGAAAGGTGAAGTAGCACAGAATGCAAGGGTTCAAGTTGTGTTACCTAACGGCGAGTTTTATGACATCAAAGGTATACAGTTGTTAGAAAACAAGTTGTTGGGTGTAAGAGAAACACATCGTCTTGCAATCACCATAGAGCCAACACAGTGGCATATGGGCAAGGTAATTAAAAAGCTGTAGTTACGTTGAAACCTGAGAAAAAATTGTGGCAAGATTTGAAGAAAAATACGCCAACAATATGTTGGAATCGTATCGAAAATTTGGCAGTTCCAGGGCTTCCTGACGTGCTTGGATATAATAAACACCAACACTTTTTTACAGTTGAGTTGAAGGTAACACGCAGTAATAAAATAAGGTTCTCACCGCATCAAATTGCGTTTCATGTGCAACATCCAAAGAACACATTTATTCTAGTAAAGTCTCTCGACACTAGTCTCTGGAAACTTTACGAGGGAAAAGATATTAGGGAGCTTGCCGCTCGTGGCTTGCAGCTTGACGCTTGCCGCTCGGGGCTTGCCGCTTGTTGCTTGTGGCTTGCCGCTTGCCGCCCTTAACAGCTTGCCGCTTGGCGCTCTGCACAAAGTGCTGAGTGTTTTGATTGTGTAGCCCGGCTACGTCGACTGACCAATTA